GGTGCCTGGGGCCGCTACGAGGCTGTGCGAACTGAGCCCGCACAGGAACGTTCTCCGGGATCGCTTCAAGCATCTCCGCATCGTATCGAGCATGCGGGACCATGCGACCTTCGACCTTGCGGAGCATGATCCACTTGTTCTTCGATTTGTTGCTCGCGCTCATGTATCAGTTCTCTTCATGACGCCTCAGATCAGCGATCCCTGACGGGCACGCTGGTTGGTTGATCTCGGTTTGGGTTCTGATCTCGGTCTCTCCTCGCTGCCCCAGGACTTGACCTTCACCCGGCAGGCCTCGACGAGCGTGTCGATCTGATCCTGGCTGAGGCCGTAGTCCTCGCGGTGGGCGCGTTCGTCCGCCCACCACTGCCGCAGGGAGGAGGCTGGCCCCTCGGCGATCGAAATCGCAAAGGTAGCCAGCTCCATGTAGGCCGCAGCCCTATCCGGCATGGGCCGCCTTCTTCAGCTCCTGCGACTTGTCGCTGAGCTTGCCCATCACATAGGCCTCGCCGTTCGAGGACAGGACTTTCATGTCCTTGATGAAGTCCTGGCTCGACGCGATTTCCATCGCTTCCTTGGTGCGGGTGATCTTCGCGATCTTGTCCGACCAGAAGGTCACGATCTTCTGACCTTCCTCCTTGGAAACGGTGGCCTCGCGAGCCGGAGCCTTGTCGTCGTTCGCCGGACGGCTATCCTGACGGTTGTCGCGACGGTCATCGCGGCGGTCGTCGTTGCGGCTGTTACCCGACTCTTCCTTGAAATCGTCGGCTTCCTCGGACGAGTAGGCGTCACCATGCAGATCGGCGATCTTCAGGATCACGCGATCCTTCGCCCGCTTCTCCGCCATGGCGTACGGATACGCCGCCATCTTGCCCTTGACCTTGTAGTTGCCGCCGGGCTTGCCTTCGAGCGAGATCAACGCCTCGCCGATCGACCATTCGGTCTTGCCGTTGGCTTCACCCATGACGAGGATGACCGCCTCGTCACGCTCGGCGCGCAGGATCTCGGGCTTCGTCCACTTGATGCCGATCGCGGCACCGAGACGCTCGACGTCCTTGTGCTTGACGACAGGCGTACCCTGGACTTCCCAGATCGCGTCGCGGTCGATGTCGACCTTGTGCTTCTCGAAAACGTCGTAGATCTTGTCGAGCCTGGGATTGCTTCGTGCCATGGTTCTCTCCTGTGATTAAGCGGCGTCTGCCGCGGGTTCTGCGGGTTTCTCGTTGCTGTTCGCCGCCTTCCGGGAGCGTGTCGCTTTGGGTTTGGGCTCGGGCAACGGGCGGCCGGAGTCCTTGTCGGCCTGCTTGACGGCCTCCTTGTCGATGTTGATGAGCTTCTTCCCATCCTTCGAGTAGGAGATCGTCACGCCCTTGCCGGAGGCGATCTTGGCGTCGCCAGGCATCAGCGCCTTGATCGCCTTCTTCGCCTTCTCGTGCTCTTCAGCGACGGTCTTGGTCTCGACCATCTTCTGGGCGAGGTCGCACCAGGCGTTGTCCTGGCTCATGTCGGCGACGCGGATCTTCTCCAGCAGCGGGACCTCCGCCACAGGATTTCCGGGCGTGCGGCCCGTCTGGACGCAGTCCCAGAAGTCCTGCTCGGCCTGGAGCATCTTGGCCTGGTAGAAGATGTCGGCCGTGACCTCCATCGACACCCACTGGCCAGCGCCCGTGATGATCGACAGGTACGAGACCGGCAGATCCATCACCATCATGTTGTGCTGGCACTGCGGGTAGTACTTGTCGAAGGCGGCTTGCTTGTCGAAGCCGAACGGGAACATGAACTTGAACTCGACCATCGCCTTGACGGGGCCTTCGAGCGTCTGACGCACGAGTCCATCGAGGGTGGCGTGAGCCTTGTCCCAATCCTTGTAGAAGACCTTGTCCTGCTCGTTGGTCACGACCATGCCGGTCTGGAACTCGAACCAGTCAGCGTTCAGGTGTTCGGTCACGTTGCCGAGCTGGACCAGCAGGATCTCGGACATATCCTCCTGCTCCTGCTCGCCGCGCTTCTCGCGCCAGAGCTGCTCGATCGCTTGCTGGTTGCCGGACATGATGATCCGCGCGTCCGAACCGCCAAGAGACGTCATGCGGGCGGCACGGGCTTCATCGCTCATTCCGAGGTGGCGGGTACGTCGTAGAAACTGCATCTCAGTTCTCCTCAGCGGTATTCGTTCCAGATGATTTCTCCGCCCAGGGTCTGGACGAAGACGGCGTGTGCGGCTCGCTCCTCATCGGTGAGCCGCGGCGGCAGTGGCACCGGTCGCTGTCTCGCAGCCGGCAGGTTGTCGATGGTGTGGGCGGGGTTACCGTCCTCGCCGAGCAGCGAGAGGCCGTACTGTCGGCCGCCGCGCAGTTCGACGTAGACTTCGCTCAGCAGCTGCGCGTCGAGCAGGGCGCCGTGCAGGTCTCGCTTGCTGGTGTCGACGTTGAAGGCGGAGCACAGAGCATCGAGCGTTGCTCGCTTGCCCGGACGCTTCGTCTTCGCCATCTCCAGCGTGTCGACGATTTCGTTCTGGAGCGGCTGCATATCGAGCCGATCCAGTTCGTCGTTGATCATCCCGAGATCGAAGGGTGCGTTGTGCGCCACCAACCGCGCATCACCGATGAAGGTGAGGAACTGGTTGACGACCCGTCTGAACGTCGGCTTCGTCTTCAGGAACTCATTGCTGAGCCCGTGGACGGCGAACGCATCCCTGTGAACCGGGTGCAACGGGTTGACGTATTTGTGGAACGTCTTGCCCGTTGGCAGCAGGTTGTTGATCTCGACGCAGCCGATTTCCACGATGCGATCGAGCTTGCGCTCAAGGCCCGTGGTTTCGGTGTCGATGATGATCTCTCTCACATTGGCCTCCGGGTGATCGGATCGATCCCCTCGTCACGGAGCTGGGCGAACACCTGGTCTCGCAGCCGATCGGCAAGCGTCTGCGACGAGTCCAGGAGTGCGGAGATCGACAGCTCCACTTGTTCAGCGGAGCCGACGATGAAGGACGCCTCCAGCCGGCAGAGACATGCCTCGTGGACCCGTCTCGCCGCCTGGAATTTGAGGTAGGCGTCGGTGAGGTCCGAGCTACGCGGCATGCGCAGTCGGAGCGTGGACAACTGGCAGGCCACGACCGATGCTCGGGTGAGCGAGATCGGGGTGGTCCTGCATCCATTTCTGAACGAACCAGAGTTGACCGCAGCCGCCGCCGATCGTGTCCTGGCCGGCCGGATCGAACACGCGGACATCGAAGCCGCGCTCGACCATCTTGATGCTGAAGTCCGAAGCCAGCGAACGCTGGTGCTCGTTGGTCGCCGGCATGCCTTCGGAGCGCTCGCAGACCACGGAGATGGTCGCGTTCCAGACATGCGGATCGAACAGGGCGCGCAGCCGATCGGCGTCCTCGACCGAGGAGTTGCCGTCGTGGGCGCAGTAGTTGAAGAACGGGTTGCGGCCGGTGACCTCGTGCCAGATGTGACCTTCGCGGGCGATCTGCTGCAGCGTCAGTTTCTTCTTGAATGGCACCAGGAAGTCACGCGCGGCGTCCGTCGTCTCGTGGACCGAGAACTGGAGACCGATCGTCGGGATCTCCATCGAGATTTCCCGCACGGGTTCGTAGTTGACGTTCGGCGCAGATGTGGAGATCAGCAGCGCGGCGTTCGGATACAGCCGATAGAGCTCCCGCAGCGCCGGGATCAGACCCTTCAGGTTCAGGAGCGGCTCGCCCATGGACATGAACATGATCTGCAGGCGCTTCATCTCTGAGGCCTGGATGCCGGTCTGCTCGATCGAGTGCTCGACCTGGGCGATGATCTCGTCGGCGGTCAGCGACCGGACGAAGTTGTCGCCAGCGCCACAGAAGCGGCAGCCAACCGGGCAGCCGGACTGCGTCGAGCAGCAGATGACGGTGCGAGTGGCGTAGTCCGGGTACTTGTAGAGCACCGACTCCGCGACCGCGGTGCCGTTGTCGAACACGAACTTGGCGACGTTTTGTGCGGCGTCGTCGATCCGCTTGATGTCATTCCAGGCAGGTCTCACGAGAGCATATCCTTGAAGTTGATGCCGTCTGCCGGCACGATGCCGATGTCTTTCTTCAAGCCGGTCAGGATGAACCCGACCGTCCTCGTCTTGATCTCGGCGGTGTTCTGCCGATTGGGCTTGCGGGTCGGGCAATAGAGCCGGTGGACCAGCTCCTGATCTCCGCCGCGGGCGAGGGCGATGGCCGCCTTGGTGAGACGCTCGGGGAGGCGAGCGACGTTGCACCAGCGCATCCACTCCAAGACGCCGAGAGCACGATCCACGTCATTCCGCTGTGGAGCGGTCTTGGTGCTGCCGTCGAAGGGCTTCATCGAGCTGAAGAGACGAAGGCGTTCGATCTCGATCAGTTCGGCCCGCGACATGCCGATCATGTTCCAGCCGCCGGAGCGGGAGCCGGACGTGAGCCAGCGGCGTTC